TCAACAGAAGTAATTTCATATGTGTATTGTTTAGCCCAGGTGTTACCACCCAGGCTAATTTTTTCAATTACTTCTGTTGACGGGCCCGGATCATGGCCAAAATATCTTCGGCTTTCTGAGTAGGTGCTGCCGCGGCAGGAGCTGTGACTGGTGCTGTTGCCACAGGTGGCTCGTCCTCATCAAAGTCCGACACCGGAGCAGACACTGCCTTTGGAACAGCAATACTGGCTGGTGCAGACTCTACAGTGCCTGCGGGTGCAGACACACCTGCGGGTCGGAAGTAAGAACTCCACCGCTCTGTGTCATATGCTTGACCATCTACTGATGCTTCAAACATTTCTTTCATGACTTTCACAGCCGCTTCGTCTGGCTTCTTGGGCAAGAATGTGCTCAAGTCAAACAAGCCGTGTGCATCCACTGCTGCCTGTTCCACTTCTGACAGTGCAGACTCTTTACGTGCCCACTTTGAGGTGTTGTAGTCAGCAAAGCCGCCTTTTTGCGTTTTTGTGATGCGGAAGTCCAGACCACGCAAGGTGTCTGTTGGAGTTTCTTCCAGTTCTGGATCCATCAGCGCACCTTTAATGATGGTGAACAACTGAGGACCAATGATGAATCTACGGATGGGATTGTCAGGAGTCTTGTCATCTGCCAAGGGGTTCTCGCGAACAAAGCCTTGGAAAATGTAACTGCGTTTTTTCCAGTACTTGCGACCCATGTCTTCCAGACTTTTGTCTTTGAACCATGTGCGTACTTCTGTCAGGATTGGGCAAGTTTCTTGCCACATTTCCATACAAGGAACCTGTACGTAAACCTGTTTTGATTCCATCTCTCCTTTGATGCCATTGAATGGCAAACGAATCATTGCTCGTTCTTGCCAAAAGAATGTGTTTTTTGTGTTGCCGTCTGGGAGGAATCGTAGTGTAGTGGATGCGCCTTCTTCCATGTTCCAGTGTGCGTAAATTGCGTTATCGCCACCAGTGGATGCTCCACCTTTGTTGTTGCCTTCTGAGGCTGCGAGACGTGCTCGGATGTCTGCTAATGATGCCATTTTAAGTTGCCTTTCTAGTGTTATAAAATGTTTTCTAAGTTGCCTGTGATGCTAATGAAAAAAGCGTGTCACTGTTGTAGTGTACACGCTTTTGTTGTCAGCGTCAATGATATTTATGACGCATTTGTTCTAATGACTATTTTATGATCTAATCATCCCGGACAGTTCTCGCAACCGGTGTAGCACATCTTCTTCTACGTCATCGAACTTTTGAAGTTTACCAGAGTGTCCGTATTGGCCTTGTAACGTTGTGGTTTCTCCCAGAGGTGGGTTGCCGGTTGTCACTGCAACTTCTTCTGCCATATTGCCTAACATTTGTTCGATCTGCTTGATCCATCCACTTACGTCACTAGATCCAATTTCTTCTACATCACCTACAAAGTCTGCAACTTCGTCAATGGCGGCTGTTACTTTTTCTGGACCGTACTTGCTCAACAAATCCGAACGTTGCATTAAAATTCTACGTGTGATAGCACTGGCCACTGGACTGTCTTCCATGCCTTCTGCCATGTCAGGCTTGGAATTATTCATTCCTGATAGTTCTTGCAAACGAGATATTGTATCCTGCTCGCCTTCGTACATGCTGCCGCATTCCATTAGGCCGTGTTCTGGGCAGTGTTCGCCTTCGGCAGTGTAGTTGCATGATCCATCTGTTTCTTCTTCGCCAAATGCATCTTGTGCGGCGCTGCCTAGTTTGGCACCAGTCATTGCACCACCTGGACTCTTTGTCAGTGCGGCACCACCAATGCCACCTACTATTGAGCCAAGCATGCCATCTTGTAACAACTCGTTGTTCATTCCGCCATCAACTGAATATTCTTCATCATCTTGTTCAGCTACAGGAGGGGGCGGAACTTCGGCTGGTGCTTCTGCCGGCACAGCAGGTGCTTCGGGCGCAACTGTTGGCGGGGCTAACTGTTCTGATTTGAGTGCGTCTAGCACCGGCTCAAAATCTTCAAATCCTTTGTTGGACATGTCTTTGATACGTGCAATAACCAGGTTGCGGCAATCAGCATCGGGATCTTGTTCAGCTAAATCTTGCAGTTGATCGAACAGAATATCATCACCAACTAAACTGTACAACTGTTCTGTTGCATTGGTTGCATCTGCACCAACTGGCAACTCTTGTGACAGCAATGCAATAAGTTCTTGCTGTTGTTCTGGGGTGTTGGGTGTTGCCCAGGTGCCTTCTAATAGGTTTTCGGCCCAGGCTTCAAATATGTTTGCTTCTTTCATTGCAGTTCCTTGTTGTTGTATACGGGCCAAGATAGGCAAGGCCTGTTCAATTCGCGAATCAATTGTTTCTTGAACAAATAGTGTTTTAATGTCTTCGATGATTACATCTTGCTCGGTTATGTCGGCAGGATTCCAACTTTCAAAGTAGCTGTTGTATCCACGACTTGAAGCCAGGCCTTTAAGAGTCCGGCTCATTGTGGCATGGTACACATTGGTTTCATTCACCAGGTTGGCAGTGTCGCCTTCAAACACACGGCCATGACTGGCTCTGCGGAAACGGCTCAGCACATTGAGTTCTTCCACTATGTTGGCAATGTGCTGTCCCCGCATGTCATAGGGTCTGCCACCTTGACGCACATGCTCTACCATGGCGCGGCCACCTGCTAGGTTGCGGAATGGTAACTTGTAACGCTCGCCTTCGGCTGTTTCTAAAAATAAACTTTCAACTTGACGGAACCGTGCTTCATTCACGCCCATTGGACGCTTGTGACGTATCATTAAGCGCACAGAATCCGGACCACCGTTCCAACTCACATTCTTTGTGCCGTTCCACGATTCAAACAGGCCTTCTTTGAGTGCGGCCTGACCTTGCATGCTGTACTTGAGTCTGTTGATATTTTGACTGCCAAAAGTCATAAAATTCTTTGTGGCAAAGTTTTTAAGTTGATGCTGGAACTCATACCATTCGGTTTTGTCTTCACTGTCCATGCCGCGGCCCACATTGTCACCGCTGAATAATTCCAGTTGTTTATCATCTCCCAGCATCACAACCACTGTGCCGTAGTTGGTGCCGCCTGCACTGACAAATTCAAAACTGTAAATCTCAGCATCTTCTGCTGTGGGTGCAGGCTTGCCAGTGCTGTCTAGTATTTCTGGGTCAAAGCCGCGTGTGACCAATAGGTCAAAAAGTTGTTGTCCGGGAGTATTCTGTGCCATAGTGTTCTATTTATCCAATTTAGCTTTAACGTAATGTGGCAAAAAACGGCATAGGCTCTATCATTGTATCGCCAAAATCACGCATTTGCGAGTCCATTTCTGTGTGATAGTTCTGTAACAACTGCATCATGCGTATGGCCAACAGTGTGCCCATGACCAAGTCGTCTGTTTCACCGGGTTTGGCAGCATAACTTGTTCCGTGTGCCACAAACGTTTTGAGTTCTGATACCAGCGGAGCACTGTTGATCGACATCTTTTTGGATTCTACCAAGATCTTTAACTTGCTACAGGCTGATAACTTGCTCTTGTTTGTGGTGTTAAATCCCTTGCGGATTCTACGTGCGCCTCCGGCCACAGAGTTGTCACTTAAGAAATAGCCTTCAATGTTTTCTTCGCCAAACTCTGCAATAGAGATCAGTGCGGCTTCGCCAATGGTGTTGTTTTCTACTGAGTAGTAAATGCTCTTGGGATCTTTAACAGTTTCGTTGATGTGTTTACACACGTCAGATAAGATACGTATCTGTGCTGGAATAGTTGTTTTATTATGGCGCCATTCAGCCACTTGTATGGTAGTATTGGCTTCAAACACCTGTATGGCAGCAGGATCGCCGCCTGTGCCCAAACTTGGGTCCAGGGCTACAACATACAGTTTGCCAGCCTCGGGCCGTTTATACCAACGCACTTGCCCTGTTCTATACAGGGGATCTTGTTGACCTTTTAACTCAACCAAGATAGCCGGTGCAATCAGTGTTTCATCGTTGATAATAAACTCACAGCCAATTTCTCGACGGAAACGATCTGTTCCCAACTGTGCTTCCATACTGGCGCCCCAGGCTTCATCACGGTCTGGATGCTCTTGCCAGAAACTACGGAATGCCTTGAATCCATTGATACCTAGGGGTGTTGGATTGCCATATTCATCTTCGCACTTGTTGGCGCTTTTCCATAACAGAGCAAATTGATCTTCGTCTGAGTTTGGTGTTGATGTAATAATTGCCTTACCACCAGTTGCTAGTGTGGGGCTAATACTGGTCCAAAACTCTTTGGCAATAGTGGGCCGAACAAACGCAAACTCGTCTGCGTATAAGAGTGATATACTCATACCACGACCAGTTGTTTCTGTGGTTGTGGCTGATATGATACGACTGCCGTTTTCAAAGTCTATCGAGCCTTTGTTGTAACTTGTAACGCCTGCTCTGATATGGTCTGGGCACAGTTCATATGCAAAACGTATACGTTGCATGATCTCTTGCGCACCGGTGTACTTGTGTGCGGCAATAAGAATAGTCGAGTCCGGTACAAACATTGCGTACCATAGCAGATAGCCGGCTGCTGACGTGGACTTACCTGTTTGTCGAGGCATCATTGAGATGCTGAAACGATAGTTATGATACACGTTGATCAATCGTTCTTGGTACTCAAATGGATGATACAACATTTTGCCT